TTTCCTTGGATTTTTTATCAATGAAAGGTCGAGGTGATATTCAGATCATACCTATTGCAACAGGATCACTTCCTGCGGTAGCTGCCGTTGTTGGTGGTATCGGTTCTGTTGCTACTGCTGCGGTAGGTGCTGCTACTGCGGTGGCTGGTGCTGCAATTACAACTGCTGCTACGGTTGGTGGTACGATTGCTACTGTAGCTTCAACTGTTGCTGCTGTTCCAGTGGTTGGCAGTATTGCAACGGCTGTTGTCACCGATTTGGCAATAGATGGGATCACTTCTTTAATAGCTCCAACTCCTGCGGTTGTAGAAGGGCCAAGTCCTGTAGGAGATACTGACCCAAAAATGGCAAATTCCTACTCGTTTTCGGGCATCCAGAACGTCAGTGTTAGTGGTGTCAGCGTTGCCATAATATATGGAGAAGTGTTTACTGGTTCAGTGGTAATCAGTTCTGGTGTTGATACGGTACAGGTGGAGGGAACTACATAATGACAATTCCAGCTTTTGATGAAAATACAAGACTTACTGATCCAGCAGTTACAGATGATGTTCTTGCTTCAAAACAGTTTCAAACATTAGTTGAACTTCTTGGAGAAGGTGAAATCGAAGGTTTTCCAAGTGCTGCTGGTCTTACTCAGGGAACAACTGCTTACAATAATGCAGCTTTAAAAGATGTATTTCTTAACGGCACTCAGGTTTTACAATCCTCAGCAAGTAATACAAGTCCAACAGATACTGATTTCAACTTTCCCAATGTTTCATTTGAACCAAGATTTGGTACTTCTAGTCAAACTCCAATACAGGGTATTTCTGAAATAGAAACA